TCTACAAATTCGCCGTGCCGCGTCATCTGTGTGAAGAGAACACGGCGCAGTTTCTGGTTATCCCGGAAGGCCGGGAAAACGTGCATGGCGTGCCGTTTACCGATGCCGAAATAAAGATCCTCTGGGAACATCGACAGGATCCGGTTGCCCGGGCGCTGGTGATCATGTGTTATTCCGGTTTTCGAATCACGGCTTATCAAAAACTGGCGGTTGCCGGGAACTACTTTCAGGGCGGTGTCAAGACCGCCGCGGGTAAGGGCCGCATTGTTCCGATCCACCCCGGCATAGCTGATCTGCTTCCGCTGCCGGACGTTCTGACTGGGTCAGAAGCACGGTTCCGTGAAGAAATGTATGCATTGCTGTCAGATCTCGGCATGGCAGGCAACCCGAAGCACACGCCGCATGACTGCCGCCATACATTCTCCCGGCTGTGTGAGTCTTACGGCGTCCGGGACGTGGACAGAAAAAGAATGCTTGGGCACTCGCTCGGCGGTGACATCACAAACAGCGTATACGGGCACCGCTCCGTTGACGAATTGATGGAGCAGATATGCAAGATACCTGCCCCATCGGATTTGTGACTATTTGTGACTATTAAACACTGTTTATGCGTGATTCTACAGCGACGATAAACGATGTGCAAAAGCACCGCAAGCCGCATAAAATAAGGCTTTTCTGAGCATTTCCGGGCGAACTCGGAACCCGGCGTTTTTTAACTTGTGGTTAACCCGACAAAATACAAAGATGTTCGAAAAAACCTTATTTTATCGGCTTTCCGGGCATTTTGCAGTTTCTGCTTGTGACTATTTTGTGACTATTAAACAGTAACCGATGTGCGTTTAACAGCAATAAAAAGGGCCGGTTTCCCGGCCCTCTCTTTACGTTTCAGGGAACTCTTCCCCGATATAATCCTTATATTCTTCTCTGGTAATCACGCCGTTTTCCACGTCCGTCTTTGCCAATTCCTTCACCTGATCCTTCATGGTATCCGGCACGCTATCAAACGTCCGTTTCCCGGCCTTGATCAATCTCCAGTAGCTATGTGCAATCGCGCTAATCTTCATCACTCTGTTCCCCCTGTCAGCATCTCATACAATTCGACAATGCACTCATCCTGCCCGGCGTTGATCGCCGTCTGCTCTTCCGTCCTGCCTTCCAGCGCGGCAAGGCGTTCCTCTGTTGTAGCTTCGGGCCGCAGGTTGACTACTTCCCAAATGCCTGCCAGATGCTCCGTGATGCTGTCAAGCACGGTATAACCTTCCAGTGCTTCGCCGTCAGCCATGACTCTCTGCATGGCAAACGCATCACCGAATTTGCCCTTGATGATCTCGCTTGTGCTTCTGATCAGTGTGACAACCAGCCTGCTGCCGTCAGCCTGTGCTGTCTGTACGTTCATTTCTGTGCCATCGTTAAACCTAAGAACCATGTCACTGTCCCCCTTATACCTCTTTGATAATCGCTTCAATGCCTGCTGCCTGCATCTCTTTCATGCGCTGTTCTGCGTTGGCCCGGACGCTGAAGCTTCCGCAGATTACCCGGCTCATTACCCCGTCATCTTCGATAAAGCAATCATACCCGGTTTTCTGCTTGACCTCTTCTACCCTTCTGGCGGCTGAATTCGGACTGATGAAGGCCCCGACCTGCACACGGAACATGACAACCTTGGCAGGCTTCACGGGTTCCAGCACCGCCGTTTCCTTTAATCGCAGGACGTTGGCAACTGTATATGCTCCGTAGACAGTAGAGCCGATCCACGAGATGAATTCCGCATCTTCCCCGGCTGCTTTACAGTAGGCGTGCCCGGTGTCCAGCCACTTACCGCCGCCAAGAAACATATTTGTATGGTTGATGCCCATATAGGTAACAATGTCCCCCGGCTTAACGGTACCATCCTTAAGACAGGCAGACAATGTTTTGTTGCCGATGGCAGTAACGTCAAAGGCCTTCAGCATGGCTTCTCTGGCGGCTTTGCTCTTGTAGATGATAGCGCCGTCTTTTCTGCCGTACCATTGGCCCGGGTTCTTTTCCCACAGGCCTGCTTCGATCAATGCCCACATGACGCCACGGACACAGTTGACGCGCCTGATGTTCTTCAGCCGGGCATCGTCAAAAGTAGACGCAAGCGTTTTTGTGTTTGAATACGTCCATTTATGACCGCTGTGGACGTCATCTTTCAGGGTTGCATTCATGTCCTGCGCGGCCTTGATGATCTTATCAATTACGCTCATGGTTGGCACCTCTTTCTTAGGTTCCGCATCTTTCTTAGCTTCCACCTGGTCAAACCGGGTCAGCTGGAACCGATCAATCAGGTTCATCAGCTTACTGACATAGTTGATGTCGGTGGCATATCCACCGCTCTTGATCAGTTCCACCTGCTTCCGGGCGTCCGTGATCTGGTTGATATTCGGGTAGCGCGGCGCGGATCCGCTTCGGGCACCGATAAAATACGCGGCCCTGTCGCGGATGGAGTCAAGCATACACGCGTATTTTCTGAAGTCGGCTGTCACATAGTACACTTGCCCGGATGGCGTCTGTTCTGCCGTCTGCTTGGTGTATTTGCTCTTGCCATCCCATGAGGAACCGCTCCAGCTGTTGCCGGACAGACTGCACTTCATCCCGTGAAGGTTGTCAGCGCGCTGGGCAAGATCTGTGGTGCCGAAACCCGATTCCAGGCAGAACTGTGCTAAACCAACAGACGCAAGCATCCCGGTTTCCTTTTGGACTGTTTGATAAAGCGGTGCCATCCGCTCGATCTTCTCGGACTCGGTCAGGCCGTTCAGCTGGTAAGCATGAAGCAGCTCCCCGGGTTCCTCTTTCTGCCGGTCACCGCTGATGAGCTGTTTGAACTCTGTCCATGTATGAGCGCTGTTGTTTTGGCAGTACGGCGCAGGGCACCACTTATAATTAACATCGTAGTGCCTGATTACATGGTCTGCATCAATGTCCAGCTCTGCCATCAGATGCCGCGTCAGCTCTGCCGCCGCTTTTACTGTTTCATCGGTAAAATACCAGTCAGGGTCTTGTGCGTTCATGGTGAAGGTTGACCGCTTTTTCACGCACATTTCAATGCCGATGCTGTTCGAGTTCGTGCACTTCCCGTAATACCGCCCGTTGGAACCGCCGCCGCAGTGCCAGCTGTAAAAGTTGTAATAATCGTTCGCCTGCCAGACGTCCCCGGAATGACCAACAAAAAAGTCGGCTGACGCGCCGACATCATTGTGTTTGTAATATTCCGTGTTGGCGTAGGCGTCACCCAGCGCGCCAACGTAGTGGATCACAATCCACTGGATATTTGACTTGCTTCGGACAAAGGGTGTGTGGTTCCGGCTGATCAGGTTCTGATTAATCTTCATTGCCCTGTCCTTTCTGATACTGGATGTTACTCAGACCCAGAATCGCGCCAAGGAAGGCGTCAACCGCCGTTACCGTGTAAACCACTTCATCCGGGCAGGGCCAGCCCCAGACAGGGGCCAGAGCGCCGTACAGCGTCCCCAGCGCCGGAAGCAGAACGAGTGCAATCCATTTCAGGATGTCATAAGCTTGGTTACTCATTTTCATCGTTGCCACCTTCCCTTTCCGTTGGCATCTGCAATAGCTTGTGATACAGATCTGTTGCCACGTCATTGCCGCCAAGGCCATGATATGCATGGTATACCTTCTTGATGGACTCTTTAGCATAGATTGGACAGCAGCCCTTTTCTTTGTAATGATTGTAATTAGATACTAAGCTCTCACGGAGCAATGACTGCACACCCTCTGCTATGGCTTCGTTCTTTGAATGCTCGGCCTTAAGCTTCTGCAGGATCGTTTTATATCCCCACGTCAGAGCCGCAAGGCAGACGGCAAAAAGCCACTCGACCCAGTGGGTTGTTATGTATGCTAAAATGTCCATTTTAATCATCTCCTATGATGTCAGGTTGACGGGTTACAGTGAATTAAACATGTTTTGATAGTGAACTAAACTCCAAGTTGACCGGCATAGCTACATCAAGTTTTGTAGGCTATCTGGTTGGCACAACCACTACAAGAGCAAATACAGGCAATCTGACCAGAAACGATAATACAAAGCTTGCCGAGCTGTCATTGGATAATATTGGCACGGGTGCTGCGCTAAGCCCCGGGACTTCATATAAGGTCGGGGCTATAACTACAATAAAACCACGTGCAAGGATTCGGGTTGACGTTAACCGTGTCGATAGTGGTAATGCTGTTGGTACGATCGAAATGGACACAGAGGGCGTCATCAATTTGCTCCCGCTTATGACAATACCGAGTGGGGTCACCTTACGGGCACATTTCATGTATTTTTACCAGTAACATATCGCGTTTAAATGGCAAGAATAATCAGCTAACACCATATGCAAGTACCGTTAGCTTAGTCCAACCACTAATGTGCATGGAAGTGATATTTATGACACCATTCTGCACATAGCCTTGAACAGAAACAACATAACCTGTTCCATCATTCACCAAGGCATTATTTTTTGAGTTAAGCGACAAAGGAATTATGGAGGTATATAAACCCTTTGGAATAAAGGCATTGACGCCATTATTGGAGTCCGCCCTGACTATAACTAATAATCCACGATAGTTTGTATAGTTCGGTATGTTTAAAGACCCTTCTTGAGTGATATTAGTGTTCATAAGGGCAGTGGTATTGCCTATATTGGAGTTTAGTTCACTAATGCCCGACTCGTTTGTCTTCGCTAATGCCTGGATCTCCTGCATGGTCATCAGCTTGGAAAACAGGCTGTTTACCGCTGTGACGTTGATACCCGACAGCACGATTTCGAAAAACGGCATATCTGCAACCAACGCTCCGTCAAGGATATCGCCGGACACGGCTGAAGGCCGTGCGGCTGTTCCGCTGGTCGGCGTGCCTTCGATCACTACCCATTCGCAGTTTTCAACGCCTGTTGAACCGTCCTTTGTGTATCTGCAGACAACAAGGTCTTTCCGGTTCATCCCCTGCGTGCCGTTGGTGATGGTCACGCTGTCGAAGCTGGACGGATCAACGCGGAAATGCACGCCCTGCATTACTGCTTCACCATCGGCAATCCTCAACTCGTTTGCGCTTACCAGTGTCGGGGCAAACTGAGAACCGACAGACAGCACATAGCTGTTCTGCCCGAAAACACCTTGGTTGCGCCCCTGATCATCATTTGATGTGATGTGGGCCTGCCCTCTGTATCCTGTTACAATCTGCATCAGTCTTCCCCCTCTATTTTGTAGTCCACGGTAAAAAGCCCGTGTTCTCTTTTTACGATCTTTTCAATAATCGGCTTCGTCACAACATTGCCGGTGATGTAATCACGGCCCGTGAAGGTATCGCCAAGGTATAAATCCAGATCATCAACATCCTTCAGCGCGGCCTGAAATGATTTGTAATTCAGCAGTGTTTTAAAGCGCTCCGTTCCGGTGGCCAAAAGTACCTCAGAGTCTGCGCCGGGATTGTCGAACACTTCCACAATCTCATTCAGTCCGGTAATGGTCTGCGTCTGCGAAATGTTGCCGTTTGCGTCTGCGTACAGATGGATCACTGTACGTGCCGCCAGTTCGCCGATGCCCAGACAGATCAGATGGTTAACGCCCATGCGGTAATCTCTGGACGTGAAGTTCAACCGGCTGTCCTGAGATATCTCGATGTCACTGCCATAGTTCCCTGCCGGTAATGCCTGGATCTGCACATAACCGCCGGTTTCCGTCTGGACATATTGGATGTCCAATCTGTAACCTTTTGTTGCCAGCATCGCCGTCAGGCCATCGTTTACGGTAACGTAACGGTTAAACCGATATGTTACGTTCACACCAGTGTCTGTATCGGATACAACAAAAAGGCTTCCCAAGCTGCTCCCGATCACCTCGGCAATCACAGCGTTCAGCTCCCCGGACACAGTTTTGTAGTCAGCCCCGGAAGGCGGCTCGATAATCCGGTGTGCCAGATATCCGCGCCACGTATAGCCACGCACGAATATCTGATCTGTTTCTGTCATGCCCTCAACATCTTTGATGATGCCGCCGTACTCCGTGCCCGGCACGTACAGCAACGCGCCCTGCTTAAAGTCAGCGTTCCAAGATGGATAATCAAGGGCCAGCTCAAAGTTGTTTTCACCGCCGATGTCAAAATCAATGTCATCCCAGACGGTGCACAGCTCTCGCCCGTCTGATGTGGCAAGGATCAGCTCCATTTCGGTTCACTCCTTTCCTCATAGATGACAAAGTTGAATCCAAATGTTCCCGGGTAAACTATTGAATGCTCACCGGGTGCGATCTTGTCGAATATGGATTTGTTGGTTTTGACACGCTGGTTGTAAAGATTGGTCTGTCTGCCGTTGTTCGCCACTCTGATAACCGTGTGGTTCCGGCTGTCAATCACTACATATTCGCCCGTTTCAATGGTGGTATTCAGCCCGATGGTGTTGCCGTCAATGACCATATACGGATTGACAGCCGGGCCGAAGAAATACGTTTTGTAGTTCGCCGCCCCGGCTCCCGGGTTAATAACATACGCCTGCCCGGTCAGATCTGACTCATAGTCATATGAGAAATCATAATCATAATCCAAGAAGGCGTTCGCATCCGGCAGCTCCTCTTTCGGTAGAAATTCATACGTGTGCTCCCGGATCCAGAAGGGATACGGGCAGTAAATGGTAATTTCGTTGTTTGTAAATGGGTTGTTGGCATACGTGGAGCTGAAATTGATGAAACAATGAATGTAATAGTCACCATGTACAATCCGGCCCGGTTCCAGCGCATACACGTCCGCGTCAAAGGCGGCATGCAGCGCGTTCAGCGTTTCCTTCCGGTGCTCGATGCCGCCCCGGATGTCAAGGAGCACCGTGTAATACAGTGCTTCTTTGTCAAACCGGTAAACCCGATCACCGAACTGCAGTTGTTTGATCTGCGGTGTCCACTGGTAATCATGGAAATTGGCAGAGCGTGCGCGGATGTCAGCCGCTTTCAGGTCAAATTCCTGACCGTTGGATGAAATGTATTTCAAAATCATGCGAACTGCACCCCCATATCACGCATTATTCTGCCTGCTTCTCTGCCGTTCCAGTAAACCTTAATGTTGGCTGACTGCAGGCCCTGCCGTGCCGCTGTTGCAACTGCGCTGTACAAAGCATCGTAGTCAATCACTGGCCCCGGTTCCGGCTGCGGAACTCTCACGTTCGGAATCTTCTGTTCCTTCACTTTCACGTCCGGTGCTTTGACGCCAAGGATCTCCCCGGCCTGTTCAAACAGTGACAGCGCCCTGGCTCGCTTGGACGTGGACAACGGAATGATAACTTCGGGATCATTGTGTTCACCGACTGTTGCTATCTGCTCCTGAGTAATAAAGCCACCGTTTGCGTACGGATGGACGGTATTCATGGTTTTGCTGTAAACAGGCAGCGTTGCCGGGTGCCCGTTCAACCATGCCTGCGCGTTGGCTTTGGCACTCATGGCGGCACTGGCAGCGCCTGTGATCTGGCTCAAATGTCCGGTGAACCTCAGCTTGCTGTTACCGGAAGATACTGCATGGCTAGCAGCCGTTGCAACGTTACCGATGCTTGCCAGTGTACCTTTCAACGCTGAAATCGGTCTTTCCAGTCCAATCTTCATGTTGTTGGCCTTAGTGGATACGTTCTTAATATCGCCAAGAAAACCGGTCAGGTTTTTAATCGTACCCTCAACAATTTTCTTTGCCGCCGCGCCGCGTGTTTTTGCGTTCGACAGTTCAGCCATAGTTGCCGGGATGTTGGTAAAGGCTTTTTTCAACGCATTAACGGCATTGTTCTTCGCTGTTTCCA